ATTGCCCTGAAGAGATACTTTATAATCCCCGCTCCGCTGGCCCCTTAGCTCAGTGGTTAGAGCAGGCGACTCATAATCGCTTGGTCGCTGGTTCAAGCCCAGCAGGGGCCACCAAATTTAATGATGCAAATCATGCAGTTAAGCCACATTTTGAGGTGGCTTTTTTGTTTGAATAATATGCCATTGGCAGCAAAATGGCAGCAGAGCTACTAAAGCTCAAGATGCTGATAATGCTTATCGCTCCAAACAAGCCACCACATTTTGATTGAACTCACGAGTAGTCCACACTTGTTGGCATACTGATTTTTTCCATCAAAATCTGTAATTGGTGCGCTAACCATTCATTCAGGGAAGCGTTCGAAAAGTAGCTGACAAAAGGCTCGCATTAGTACTGTGAAAACTATTCACATAATTTTATTGGAAATTTATTGAAATAAATGAAAATTATCGTTAGCTTTATATCAATTTGTTAAAATAATCGCCGTTCTTTAGTTACAGCAAGTTATTAAATGTACCCTTTTAAAAATGGGAGCTAAAATTGAGCATAGAAGCTTTAAAATCTATTTGTGATGAACACGGAATTAAACATTCAGATAGACATGAAAATAGGAGAGGATTCAGTATACACTTGCCTAAGGGTAGGAATAGTAGCCAAATTTTTACAAATGAAGAAGCTGCAAAAAAAATCCTAGAATGTGCTCCTGATTTTTTTAAATATAAGTTTGTAGATGGTTATGAGGCTTTATGGTCACCTGATAAAGGTACGCTTGAATGCGAAATTCAACTTCCTAATGGTAGATTCCCATTCCATAGACTTTCAAGAAAAAATTCTGATTCAGGCAGTAATTGGTCCTTAATGGTTCCTTCTTATCAAGAAGGAATCAACATTGAAATTTCAAGCCCTACCAACGCATTTGCCCTGCTTACTTTATTAAGAGATCAATTTTTTCGACCTCTTATTCATTTTGAACGGATTAAGGATTATTCAGCCACAATAAAAATATCGGGCTTGGATATTACTCAGCATGATCAAGCGTTATACTTAGTTGAGAAAATATGCTCCGCGATATGTTTCCAGATAGATTGTAAAATAGATCAGCCTTTAATGCTTGGATTCGAGAAAAAAGCTAGAACCTTGCGAAAACGCCCAAGTTCATTAGAGGATATTGAATTATCAGCAATTAAATATACTTATGACAATGAAGCTTTGTCATTGTATTGGTATGCACAGTCTGCTTTTGGTATGCCCCTGCTCAAATATTTAGCTCTCTACCAAGTTGTTGAATTCTACTATCCAGTATATTCAGCAATGGCTGCACAAAATAAAATCAGGAACTTATTAAAAAGCCCTAACTTTAATGCAAACAATGATAAAGACCTTGCAAGTATAATGCATATTGTAAAGTTCAACTCATCTTCCGGAGCATTTGGCAACGAGCTATCCCAACTTAAAGCCACTATATTCGAATGTTTAAATTTTGAGAACCTTCGTTCATGGCTTTCGGAGAATGGACGAAATAATTTTTTTTCATCAGCAAACGCAAAAAAATTATCTAAGATTGTCATTAACCCTACAGTTTCGGACGAAGATCTGTTAGACCAGGTTTCTCAAAGATTTTACAATATTCGCTGCAGAATTGTTCACACTAAAGGAATTGAAGGTAATCTTGAAGTATTACATCCGCAAGCAAAAGAACTAGCCTATATAGATCACGATATTGATCTTGCTAATTTCATTGCCCATCAAGTGATGATTGCGTCGAGCCAACAATTAATTAACATGCCTTAAACCAGTCACATTTATACTGAATGTAATGCCCCTTAAAACTTTATTCAGGGGGGATTTATAAATTATAAATCCCGCGCATCGCGAGAAATTTTCAACACAGCAGCAATCATAGCCACAACGGTTGCTGCTGATTTCTTCCCGGATGAGGTGGCACAGGTTTAACACTCCCCGGCTTCATAATTATCTCAGAAACCGTTTCGTGGGATTTGAACGTGCAGCTGCAATTAATATTCTGGCACTGGTTATAGCGCTCTTTCGTCGTTGCTGATACCTGAAAGCTGCTGCGTGTATGTGCGGCATTCCCGCACAAAGGACAATTCATCATCACGTTCTCTCCAAAACCCAATTGAGATTAATAATACTTAAATTAACCACTTTGAGATAGTTCTATTCCATTTCAAGTGAATCTATTTTCACTTCCAGTTCGACACTGGTAGTAAATCCGCTGTCAGCGCTCAGGCTGTGCGTCAGTGTTGTGATGATCCAGTCCCCCGCATCAATCTGCTGCTTGAACCCGCTGACCTTCACCGGCATTTCCGTATATAGCTCTGCGCGTCCCTTCGCCAGCTGAATAGAAAAGGTCGCCGCACCGCGCTGCAGGCGTTCCCACTGCATTTTGGCCGCCCGCTCTGCATTGCCACGGTTTGCGTAAGTGCGGCTCAGTACCAGCACGTTTTCATCCGTGCCTATCAGGTAATCCCCCTGTTTCGCCTCCGGCTCCTTCTTCTTTTCCGTGGTTTTGCGTCGCCTGCGCTTTACCTTTGCCACCGGCTTCTTTTCCGGTTCGCGGGTGCGCAGCCAGCTGGCGATCACGCCGGTGTAAGATTCACGGTCTGCCAGGCTGAAGCGGTGGCTGTCGCCGTCCCGGCGCTGAAGGGCGATCACCGGCAGTGCCTTACCGCTTGCCGTCTTCCCCTGTCCCTGGCGGATAAACAGCAGATTCCCGCCCTTGATGCAGGCCACCGCGCCGCACTGTTTAGCCAGGCGCATCAGAAAGCTGGCGTCTGATTCGTTCGTCTGGTCAAGGTGGTCAATTTCTGTTTCCGCCATGTCCTCACCTATCGCCGCCTTCAGCTTATGCCGCCCGGCGATGTCCCGGACAATTTCGCCTGCGGTGGTTTTGTGCCAGGAAGTCTCCCGCTTCGTGTTCAGCGTCTGCCGGAAGTCCGCGCTGCGCGCCCTCAGCGTCAGCCGATCAGGCGTGCCGCTGTGCTCGATTTCGTCCACGGTGTAGGTGCCTTTCGGAAAAAGTGCTTCTCCCTGCCAGCCCAGCGACAGCGAGAGTACGATGCCCCGGCGCGGTAGCTGCAGCTGGCCGTCTGCGTCGTCCAGCTCGATGTCCAGCTGGTCCGCCTCAAAGCCACGGTTGTCGGTAAGCGTCAGGCTCAGCAGGCGCTTTTCCAGCTTCTGTGTGATGTCTGCGCCGTCCATCGTCAGGCGAAACGCGGGGGAATTCTGCTGGCCGTTAATCCACGGGCTGGTCATCATGAAAATAATCCTCCCGCTGCGGCGCTCACCTTACCTGCGGCGGTGGCGGCTGCGCCCTGCATGGCAGACAGCTGATCGCTGAGGCTGCCAAACATCTCGCCCAGCGATTCATCGGTGCGCTTCAGCGTTAGCGTGAATTCAATGCGGCGGCACACGCCGCTGCTGAAGAACTCCGCTTTGCTCTGGCTCAGGCTTTCAATTACGAACATGCCGTAAATCGTCCCGCAGCCCTCGATAAGTGGCCACGCGCGGCCCAGCTCTGTTTGTTTCCGTAAGCTGGGAAAGGTCAATTACTGCCACTGTTCACCCTCTTTGGAACAGACATAGCAACCAGCGAACCGTCATCGCGCTGGCCGGTCAGCTCAACCACCATAGAACCGTCAAAATCGCTGGTAAGGTTTACGGTGCTCAGCCTCACGCGAGGCTCCCAGCGGCTTATGGCGACATACACCGCCGCCATCACCTGCAGGCGGATCACTTCGTTCTGCGGCTGGTCAATCAGCACGGACAGCAGCGAGCCATAATCACGCCGGGCGATGCGGCTGCCTTCCGGGGTGATCAGGATGTCGCGTATACTCTGCCGGATGTGATCGATGTCGGTAATTGCTTCGCCGGTGTTGCGGTTCATGCCGAGATACATCATTGCGGGCCTCCTGACATATCGCCGCCACTCTTCACTTTGTCGTGTAAGTGTTTATCAGCAATCACGCCGTTAGAACTCATTGAGCCGCCGCCGTGGGTTACATCGCCGTTCAGTGTGGTGTCACCGTTGATCCGTGTCTGGCGGGCCTCTATCCCCAGCGCGTCGGTAATCAGCTGAATGCCGTCTGCCGCTTCAATGCGCACGCTTTTAATATTCTTTATCAGCAGCTGGCCGTTTTCCGGCTCGTACTGAAACCATCCGCCGTCCTTGAACACGGTGGTGGTGCCGTCTTCCGAGTAGTCAGGCGGCGGGAAGGCTTCGGAATAAATGGCGGGCAGCGCAAAGGCAGTTTCAAGATTGCCGCCCATGCTCAGCAGCATGACCTGCTCCCCGACGGTGGGCTTCCACCATGTGCGCGTGTTACCGGCGCGCAGGGTGAGCCAGTTAATCCAGTTGGTTTCGAGGTCGCCCGTTTACACCCGGCACAGCCAGTTAACCGGATCCACTTCGGACACAATGCCGGTGCGGATCAGGTTGGTGATAAGGCGCATTATTTCGGTCAAATGATTGTTCATGAACTGAAAGTGACATATAAATCGTCCTATCTCATGTTGTTGCCATTGTGAGGTTAATGGCACAAGATAAGGACATCGTCAGATGCACAGGATGAGACAAATGTCTTTTTATAAATATGTGACTTTAGAAACTTTAGATAAGATATTAAATGGGTCTATCAGATTAACTCAACCAAGTGGTTTCAATGACCCGTTTGAATTATCAATGGAAGTTTTCGATCCATACGGTTTAAATGATGGCGCAAGGAACTTCAGTTTTGATGTGCTCCATCCTCGTCGAGATATTAGTAAATATCTCGTTGATAGAGACTTTAGCCATGATAACTGTAATGATTCTTTCTCAAGAAAAGTAGTCAAGCAACTTAATGAAGCTATAGGTATATTATGCTTAAGTAAAAATGAAGAATCTCACTTGATGTGGGCACACTATGCAGATAGCTATAGAGGGGCAGTAATTGAATTTGATAGTAATCATGAGTTCTTCAAAGGAGCTATCGAAGTTAATTATGTCGATGAAAGACCAAAGTTGCACATTGATTACTTTTTAGAAAGTGATCCGATACCAGTATCTGAACTGTGTTCTAAATCCGAAGTTTGGTCATATGAAAAAGAATGGCGAATAATCCGTTCTTTACGGGATTGTACTTCACATAAGGCGAAAAAAGGACAGTTACCCATATGTGTAATGAACTTACCTTTAGAAGCAATAAAATGTGTAACTTTAGGTGAAAGATCCAGCCTTGATACAGTGCGAAAAACCCTTAGTAAGCTCAAGGAAACTAATATCGAGATTAAGTTGGCGGCAATAGATTTTTGGAAATATAAATTCAGATACGAACCCGTTAAATTTAATAGGCCTATTAGTGAGGCGGCATTCCTAATAACGCCTCGAACAGCAGATTTGTATATAAATGCAGGCGGTCAAATAGGTAAGTTAGCAAAGTGGATGAAAGAGGAACATCCCTTTGCTGAGTTAGCAAATTCTAGATTGTAAAAAATGTTCAAATGCTTCATCTACCAAGCCAGCTTAACAGTATCTGCCGGATCTGATTCTCCGTATCACTGCTGACTCCTATTAGTGGACGTTCAGCATATTTCACAATCGGGCCGCGACGACTTACCCGGTCCCGCAGTTCATAGTGATGGACTCGGGCCAGCTTCTGAACCCCCGGCACAAAGGCAACCTCAGCGGCGTCCGCGCCAGCCTGCGCCTTCAGATACTTCGCTGTTTTCAGCTTCGCAAACATGCCGCGACGGATGCGGCCCTTTTTGCTGCGTGCGCTGACGCGGCGCGGCTCCCATGCGGTGCCGTCAGGCGAGCGCTGCGCGATGATGTTTGCCTGCTGAATGCGGCGCACGTCGCGTGCCACCTCGCGCAGCATCTTTTTCCGGGCAGCAGGCTCCAGCTGTGACAGCAGCGCCGCCAGCCATGCATCCACTTCATGTAGTTCAGCCACGTTTCACCGTCCAGACTTCCTCCGGCGCGTCCGGCTCGGGCATTGCCTCAATGCTGACTTTACCGTCTACAGTGGTTGCTACCACGCGCTCGGTCAGCTTCAGATCCATACTGATGTCGCAGCGGTCATTCCCCAGAATATCGACCTCAAACGAAAACAGCCTTTCGCGCGCCTCACTGTTCTGCAGCGCATCGGGCTGGTTTTCCCGTAGCCATAAAAGCACCGGTGCCATCAGTAGATTCTGGTCGGCAGTGAAGTCGGTGATCACCACGTTCAGCGTGTAGCGGTACTCCCACGACAGGGACGCGGCAGATGTGGCGACCAGCTGGCCGCTGTCCACGAACAGGTGCAGGCGGTCTGGGTTGTCGGCCACATATCCGACGGACTTATTCAGGGCGCTGCGTAAGGACTGCGGCTTGTTCATCGTCTTTTTCCTGACAGCTGATGATGGTATCGACCTTACCGGCACATGCCGCCCAGGCTGCCTCCGTTTCGTCCAGCAGGGTCAGAAGATCGCCGTTAGTGCGCGGCGCTGCCAGGTCCAGCTGGCAGCGGGTGATTTTCGGACAGCCACTCACGGTAAGATTCACCTCCTGCGAAGGCCGGTCGCTGGCGCAGCCGGACAATAGGATCAGGCAGGCGAGTATCAGCCCAGCGGCGAAGGTCTTCATTTTCACGTTTCAGCTCCTCAATCTTTCGCTGCCGGTCGCGCAGCAGCTGGCCGTTGCGTTCAGCGGCGGCGTAAAGCTGCGTCTGTGCCTGGCTGCTTGTCTGCGTCAGGATATTCAGGGCAATCAGCTGGTTGTTTTTCTGGCTCAGCTTTTTTCCCTGAGTTTCTATGACTGCCTCATGTGCGTGAATCTTCTGATAGGCGTTGTGCAGGTTCCACGACTGCCACAATACAATCCCCAGAAAAAAAAGAACCATCACGATGATGTTCTTCATGTGCTCAGACTCCCTTAAGGCACCAGGCCAGTTCACGCCCGCGCCGGTTATCCAGCCCCTGATTGAATACGCCCTTTACGTACACCCAGCGCGGCAGCTGGTAACACGCCTCGCGCCACTGGCCTTTTTTCAGCAGCGACACCATCGTTGAGCCGCACACGTTGCCGGTTCCGACGTTGAACGCCAGCGACACCAGCGCGTCATAAACCTGCTGCGGCATGGAGACCGCCACGCAGCGCGCCAGTGCCGCCTCAGTGCGCAGCACGTTGGTGATGAAATTCCCCGCCGCCTGCCGTTCCGTGATGGGCTTACCCGGCACCACGCCGGACGTATTACCAATGCCGTCGGTCCACTTTCCCGCGCTGCACTGGTACGACTGCAGGCGGCACCCCTAGTAGTCGGCAATCAGCCGCAGCCCCTCCACGGAGGTATGCAGCTGCTGAAAACCGGGTATCGTGGCGGCCAGCGCCAGCACGACGCCCACGGCGCAGCGCTTAACGGTCTGCAGATTCATAATCCCCCCGGCTGATTCGTCCGCTGATCCCGTTCACCCTGCTAAACGATTCGGCAACGCTGTTCCGTCGCAAATACTACCTGAACGGCAGCCACGCCGGTTTCATCATGTACATGACCGATGCGGCACAGAATCAGGAAGACGTAAACAATATCCGCCAGGCAATGAAAAGCGCCAAGGGGCCGGGCAACTTCCGCAACCTGTTTATGTACTCGCCGAACGGGAAGAAGGACGGAATCCAAATCATCCCACTGTCAGAAGTGGCGGCTAAGGATGAGTTTCTTAATATCAAAAACGTGAGCCGTGACGACATGATGGCCGCACACCGCGTGCCGCCGCAGATGATGGGGATTATGCCGAATAATGTTGGGGGATTTGGGGATGTGGAAAAAGCAAGTTTTGTATTTGTGCGGAATGAATTGCTCCCTCTTCAAAAGCGTCTAGAAGAACTTAATATCTGGCTAGGAGATAAAGTGATCAATTTCGAAAACTATTTTTTAACAGAAATAAATAAAAAAAATCCCCCATACTTATAATAAAGTATGGGCAATGCAAAAATGCTATACCCCAAGTTCGAATATCGATTATTTCATTAGGAAATTAATTATCCCTTTTAATAACACCTCCCAGATAAAACATAAACATCTACCTACAAAGAAAAACAATAGCTTTTGGGGATTTACTTCAAAAATTAAAAACAAGGCCCATTGAATAAACCAATTAAAATGCGCTTTAAAATAATAATCTTAGTGAAATCACCACCAGAAATTATACTAAAGTTGGGATTTTCCTTTTAAATTTATGCAACAAAACCTTACCAACACTATTTGTATGACTCTCTGTTCCAGATGTGAATACTTTTTTGGCAAGTGATATTATGAAGTTATTATTACATACTAAGTTCTCTAACATATCACCCCGATCCTTGAGAATCATACTATTGTTCGCGATGGCTCTCCTAATACGATTAATTTTTTGCAGGGTCAACCCATCAAAACACCAAGCATTGTTAGAAAATTGATAATTGATTTCATTTCTTATCACTGTTGGGCTAAAAGTATCATTACTTCTTTTAATGAATACGAGGTGTTCAGAAAGAGATACCGAGCTTTCTGCATACTCTTCAATATCTGTATTAGCTTGCTGTAGTAAACTTTCTATTACGGATACCCAAGCAGCCCATGCATCAATATGAGAACCTCCCTTTTTATCCTTCTTTTCTAAGGTTATGGTTTGACACGATGAATCATATCTCATTAAATTCAGTCCGCTCTCAAGATTCTGAAATGTGCTTCCAGTGAAATTTGAACGAAGTATAACTTGCATTGTTGGCTTGTCTATATTTGTAATACTCAAACCTACGACACGAATAAGATAGTGGACAGCATAGTATGCAGCATAATAATGCTCAACTATCTGCCAAGATATATTTTCACTTTCATTTTGCTGTGATCTATTTAAGGAGATCATTGACGCCAAAAAAAACCTATTCGCTTCTCCTGCCATAAACCATGCAAATTCATTAGAGTCCAACATGTTAAGAGTTAGTTTCTGGTTAGGGGGGGGGGAAACATTTGTCAATGTGAAATTAAGGTCACCAATTTTTTCAATGGTCCTTCCATGAGCTATACGTTTAGCCCCCAAAACAAGGGGGCAGTTTATCCCCTTGATAAGGCGTTCAACTTTTACAATATTCGTCATATAACTATATTTCTTTTAAGTAACTTGTTATCAAGAAGTTCAATTGATTTTATAGTTGCTCTATTATTCAATACAGTCGTTATATTTCCATTTAAACTTCTTTTTAAATATTTCTTATGCTCACTAATCATACTTGCAGAATCAGGTGAGTTATCAAATATCATGGCAATAACTGCTTTGCTATGTCCTATCAGTATTTTAAATGATGTCGGCTTGACGATTATTTCATCAAAGCTCACACCTTGAGAATCTAACAAATCTTGTGCTGCGAACAAATATGCATTCAATATTTCAAACAGTCTCTGAGGGCTTGAAATATCGAATGCGCGCAAGATGAGTTTAAATGCTTCATAAAAAGTAACTTTTGAAATTAAATTTCTTTTCTTTTCAAATCGAGATAACTTTCCTGCTAATGCACTCATCGAATTTTTTTCAAAAGTAGTGAAAATTAAATCCAACATTTCTTCTTCAGCATTTTCCGTTTCTGCTAATTTTTTTATATCTAATAACAACTCTTTTGGCACTGGTTTCTGAAGAGTGTTTACGTCGATAAACAGCCTAGCTTCATCAATAGGGGTTAGGTCAGAGAATATCACGACCGGTATGCGCAACTTTCTGTCATCGAATCCACGCTCATAGAGTTTTCTAAATCCATAAACTCGATGTTGCCCATCTATAATTAGAAATGACTTCAAATCGTTATTAAAACTTAGAGTTTTCTTTCCGCTGTTGTATTCAAAATCTGCTGATGCTTGCGCAGATAAAATGATACTGGAAGGTATTACACCACCATTAGCAATGTATTCAGATATTGACTCTGCGCGCGCTGCATCCAAGCTCCTTTGAAATCCCTCTTCAGGATCCTCACTTCGAGGATTTGGTGAACAGCAACTTGCTATGACATTAATAGGTAGCGTAAGACTATAAAACCTATGTCTGCCTTGAATAATCAATGATGCGCTAAATGATTCCTTCATATACCTTCCAATTAAATTAGAAAAAATTACGGCCGAAAATTCCCTTACCGTCAGGATTGTTCCTAACTTATCACGAAATGTTTGACATTTGAAATCAAACCTAGAGTAGCGCTAGCGCGCGCTCGTAGCCCCGCCACACCTGCGCGCTTTATGCAGCGGTTTTCATGCAGGTGCATGACATATACAAAGGCCCGCCAATACTGGCGGGCCTGAGCATTAGAGATCCTTTTGGGATCATGCGATTTCATGCAGCATGGTCATGCACTCACGGCTCGCAGTTATGTTGGGCTTTTATCATTCAGCCTGATTCATTGAAAGGCTGTATTCATGCTTTCGTAGACGCGCCATTAACTCATCTGTGAGTTCGGAAACCCACTCAATTGCCATACGTTTTTCTTGATCACTACAATCGCTGACAGCAACAATTTTTAAAAAGAAATCAATACGCTGAAGCTTCACCGACTCCAAAAGATAGTCCTGCATGTTCCCTCCCCTGCTTACAA